TATCTGCCCCGCCGGATTCTGTGCAATTGACCAACCTGCTGCCGTGGGAGGATTGCTATTGGTTTGTTGCGCCCAGCCTACCTCAATCGTCAACAAATCCCCGACAACGACCCCGCTGAGGGATAGGTTGATGCTGGCCCCGCCAGTGCCATTGACTACCGAGGATGACTGAACGAGAGCCATTACTTCGTAAGCCCTCGGTTGACGAAGTTGAAGTAAGGAATGATCCCGTTTGCTACCGTCGCCAAATCGCTGCTAAACGCTACGTATTGAGGAGGCGCACCACTTGCTGCCGTGTAAACAGCACCGGCACCCGGAAATATCTGGCTTCGTGCCGTGGTTGCGGTGGAACCCCAATTTCGGTAAGACTCCAGAGCCACCCGCTGAATCCCGACTTGGTTGAGTTGCGAGAAGATCAGGGCTGAGGCACCGGCATAACTCGTCCCACTCGTCGCGGTGTTGTGGGTGGTGCTATACATCTGTGCCAACCAGTAATTACCGGCCTGAATCGTGGTATTGAATCCGACCGGCATCACAATGGAGTTGGAGAGCATATTCCGAATGCTCACACCAACAGAGTCTAATTGCTGTGAAGCGGTGCTGCTATTGACACAGTTTGAGTTATTGTTAGAAGCAAACTGGTTAAGCGTATATGCCCCGTCAGACCCAATTTCAGAGATATAACTGATGCTCTGACTTACTGTGATTTGAATGCTTGAACCCGCACCTGACTGGCTCACCGAAAGTTTATGCGTCAGCCCGAAGGAAAACGAATTAGACCAGAACGACTCCAGACGGGTTGAGTTCGTACCCGTTCCCTGTGAATAAAGGGCAAGCCAATTACTGTAGGTGTAACTCTGGTTCTTACCACCCGTAGATTGAGAACCGTAGTTTGCTGTTACGTCCCTCATAATACCGGCGGTGGAGGTATTCACGAACAAGCGGTTAATACGTCCACCAGACATACGGGCAGGGGCTACGAAGGGAGCAAAGTACCAAGAGCCGACACCAGGCACCCATGCGCTCGTATTGGTTTGGGCATAGGGTTCCAAGTAACCGCAGAACTGGTTATCGTAGATGCTAATTGTAGAGCCGTTTGTGCTAACGCCGATACCACTTGCGCCAACGAGGGATGATGTAGCCGGAACACTCAGCCCGATCTGGTTGCTGTTATTCTGCGAAACCGTCAAGGCTCCATAACCATTCAGGGAGATCGTTGCGGAGAGGCTAGACCATGTAGTACCCGTGGTTCCAACAGAACCCGCTTGTACGATGTTGTAACCGTCGCCTGCACCACCACCAGAGGGAACAGAGATCAGGACAGAGCCGTTGGTAATACCCACTGAAGCGATACCGGCACCGGCAAAGATCATCGAGGACATTGCCATCGTGCCGGAACTGCTTTGCGTGGTGTTGCTTGTGGCGTACATCGTCAGGGCTGTTCCACCCCCTGCTGCTGCTGTGAGGTAAGCCGGAACCGCCATGCTTAAACCCGCCGTATTCAGGGTTGCTTTTACATCCGTTCCCGCTGTGGTGGTGCTGGTAAAGCCTGTACCGGCAAACTTCGTGGTGTCTCCTGAAAGCGCCGCAGTCGTAAGCCATGCGGGGAAAGCCATGCTCAACCCGTTGGTAGACTGTGTTCCCTTTACGTCTGTTCCTGCGGTTGTCGTGCTTGTGAAACCGAGTCCGGCATATTTCGTGGTATCACCACTCAGCGCAGCGGTAGTGAGATAGGCAGGGACACCCAACAAGAGTCCAGCGGTGTCATGCGTTCCCGCGATAACAGAACCCGCCACGGTCGTAGTAGTAAAGCCGGTTCTGGCAATGTTGCCACTAGCCTGAGTTTGAACACTCTGCGTGGTCAGGAAAGCGGGTACAGCTAAGAGAAGCCCTGCGGTATCGTGAGTACCCGCAACAACAGAACCAGCAACTGTCGTCGTGGTAAATCCGGTACGGGCAATGTTGCCGCTTGCTTGGGTTTGAACGGATTGCGTCGTTAGGAAAGCCGGAACCGCGAGCAAAAGACCGTTGGTGGCATGAGTTCCCGCAATGACAGAACCGGCTACCGTGGTAGTTGTGAAACCTGTACCCGCGAGCGAGGACGAACCGAAGTCCATCGTTACTTGGGTAGACCCCGACATTCCAAAGGATGCCCCGTTGGAATTGGCAAAAACCACCGTTCCACTAGTCGCGGTTTGGGTTCCAGCCCCCATTGCAGCGATTCCCGCAGCGGCACCAGGAACCACGGTCGCGGTAACAACCCCATTGGCGTCCATCCCGAAAGACACGCCGTTGGAGTCGGCAAACTTCAGGGTTCCCGATGAAATCGAGTTTGCCCCTGCGCTAGCCCACTTGATGATCTCCGTATTGGAGAGATCAATACTTACCGCGTGGGCTGAGTTCCAGTTTGACGGTTTGATCTCGTAAGCGGGATCATCCGGCGTTGTTGCCGTGAGGACATGGTAGGCGGTGGCGGGCATTAGTTCACCACTTCGGAATAGAGGTTCCCCGCTTTATCACGCCTTGCCACCCGTGGGGCTTTTGCCGCAGCCGCCATTTGGTGCATTCCGTCTGCAAGTATCTGGTGGCTTTGCGTCAGTGTCATCAGGTTTTGGTTCATTACTTCCACCAGCGCCGCAAGAGCAGGCGAGGGCTGCGGGGTTCCTGTTGCATCCAGAACCGTTCCGTCCGCACCGTCGCTGGAGGCATTTGCCGACATGGAGGCCGTGGTGAGTTGGGTTTTGCTTTGCAGTTCGGCAACCGCAATCTTCACATCGGCATCCAGTTGCTTCCATTTGTCCTCGTACTGAAGTTTCAGGGCATCGAAGTTTGAAGTGTCTTGCGGGGTTTGTGACATGGACGCGGCGGCTTGCATACGGTCGGTTTCGGCCTTGAACTGATCGACCTGTACCTTGAGCATATCGACTTGAACCTTGTCGGCGTTGTCCTTGACCTGAAGTTCCAGCTTCATTACAGATTGATGGGCTTGTTCCATCGCTTTGCCCATTTCCTGAATCTGCTGGTCTTTCTGTTGCAGGGCCATGTCCGCTTGGGCCTTGATCGCCTGTGCGTCCGGCGACATATTTCCCGATTTCTGGATGGCTTGCTGAATCTGCGGCGGCAGAAGCAGTCGGGAGCGTTCCGCCCATTCGTCCGATTCCGGCCAATCTTGGGCTTTTGCGATGAGATCGCCGTGGGTTTGCCATGCTTCGGGGTTGTTATGGACAATCTCCATCATGGCTTCGGCTTGTTCAACCCGTTTGGTGTTGTAAGAGGGTCCAACATCCACCGAAACGTCATACTCACCCGCATTCAGGTTATAGATGACGCTGGAACCCATTCGGACCACCGGAGCCTCTTGTTGCGGGTCGATTTCGGCTCTTTCCGAGGTTCCGTCATGTCCGAGGATGCGTACAACGCGTTTTGAGTCATAAATTTTGGGGATCAGGTCCACCAGTATGAACCCCAAGTCCCTTAAAGCCCGTGCGGAGTTGTCCTGATAGTGGAACGTCGCGGTATCGCCTTCCCGCTGGCGGGCCATGATCGCTTTACCGCTACGCTCGTTCCCCGCCTGTCCGATGGAGGCGGAATACATGCCCATAGAAGCCTGAATATCATGTTCGGCAAGGGTCATGTCCCGTGCAAAACCCTCCGGTATGTCGGTAGCCGAAACCCGTTGGGGGGGCGGTACGGGGTGTCCGTCCAGCGTCGTTTCCTTATAGACGAGAATCGCCGGTTCCAGATGGGCGTTCTGCCATTCTTCTTCATGCCCCTCGACCTGTCCCTCGGCCAGCATCCACGGAGATTTCGGAGTAAGGGCAACCCGTTCGGCAAAAGCGGAACGCGAGTAGTCGTAGAGTCGTTGGGGATCTTTTGCAGCACGAATCAGACCGGAATAGAGGACTTTTCCGTCGATGTTGTACTCGTTTCCCACGGTACGGACGATGGGGATATATTTACCCAACCACTCGTTTTCCTCGATGACCTCAGCCCCAGTAAGGCGGCACCACTTGACCTCTCTTTGGGGAATTTCACGGGTATCGACAATGGCGGGTTGATCCATTACCCCTTGCGAGATGGCTAGATCGTATTCTTCCTTGGAAACCACCGTCCCGTCATCGAGAAGATGCATGGTTTCCGGTTCTTCTTCGACATAGAAGTATTCACAGTACCGGATGTAGTCATCGGAAACCCATCCATCCGCGTATTTTTTGCTGTCAGCGTCAAAATCGGTGTATTTTGCGTTCGGATACCTTGCCTTGAACTGATTTTTCGGCATTTCGTCAATGACGAAGGCAAAATTGGCCTTGAGAGGTTCTTCCCCCGGCAAACCGAGCATTACGGAGAGGGGATTGTTGATCCTTTGGAGGAAAATCTCCTGATTCCAGGTTTTTGCATGGGCATATTCGGTCGTAACCCGTCCATAACCGTACCCATTAACCACCGCACACTCCGTAGAGGTATCGGTCATCAAATCGCCGTTACTGCGCTCGAAAATGTGTCTAATGATGCCCTGAAAGGCTTCTGCGACCTCATCATCCCCTTCGTCGTCAATGGGTCTGATCTTGATACCGGGTCGGTTCTGACGGGCGTCGTTCACCACCTGACGGACGTACTGGTTCAGCTTGTCCACGACCAGCATGGGACGCTCTTTCCCGATCTGGCTTCGGGCTTTTTTAATCTCTTCCGGCCAGTGATCTCCAGCACGGAACTTAATGTCGTCTAGCGCCGCTTTTCTATTCTCGTCCCACGCGGTTTCGGCCATCTTGTAGTCGGCCATTGCGCGGGCAAAGAGTTCTTCCTTCGTTGAAGGTTCTTCTATGCGTTCATCCATGCCTGCGCTCCGTAGTGGCTACGTTCAACTTCCTTACTTTCTTCCTTTTTCTTCTTTGTTGCCTTCCTCGCGCCCTCGCAAGCATAACGAAGCGAGTCAATAACGTGGTTCTCTTTTGTCGGCAATATCGGTAAAACTACACCGGTAAGCGGGTCAGTCTTGTAGCAATACAACGTCAGTTCATCAATGGTGTGCTTGCAGCGAGGATGTACGATTATGTCAAAAGACTGGAGAAAAGCAATACCTTCCTTCTCAGAACCCTTCCCCTTTACGGCCCGAACCACCCGATAACCGGCGTTCTGCATATGTGAAATCGTTTCAGGGCGGGCGGAATCCGCGGTCATCAGCCACTTCCGAGATTCGGGGACAGAAGCGAACAAAGTGGGAAGATTCACAATTTCACATCCGACCATATAGGCTTCGTAGTCGATATAGAGTCGGTTCCCGTCAATATCGCAGCGAATCAGGACAGATGGGTCTATCGAGAACCCCCAATCGGCTCCTAAGCGGTGAATCGTGCCTTCCGGTCGTTCAAATTCCTCTACCTTCCAGTTTTTGAAGATACGGGCTTCCGAGTTACGCTCGTATTCCCCCAACCAGACATGGGCGTACTTGTCGGGGTCCCTTCTCTTATCGTACTCGATTTCATCCTTCATCACCTTCGGGAGCCACGGGTTATCCGTGTAATTCGCCCTCACCACGATAGAATCGGGAGGCGGATCAAAGCCCTTCTCAAATCCGGGCGCAGGGTTCCCCCGTAAAAACGTATCCACGGGGTCCGTCGGTTTATTCGGATTCCAGGAGAACCAGATTTCAGATTCAGGCTCACGGATGGTCGGTCTCAGGAGGTCCAGGCTGCGTTGGGAGAAGTTCTGTGCTTCCTCCACCCATGCGTACTTATAGCCCTGAAGGGACTTGATTGAGTCGGCAGTATGGTTCTGCATCCCCTGAAAGCCGATTCTTCCCCCGCCTTTCCTCTCGATATGGGTCTGTAGCACATTGAAGTATTTACCGAGTCCGAAGGCCTCGATCTTCACTTCGATGAGCTTCTTCACCGATTGCTGGAGAGAAAGTTGAGTCTCGCGCAGGCAGATAATGTCGCACTTCTCCTGCATCGCCACCCGAATCACCTGATCGGCAAAGAAGTGAGACTTCGCCGAAGCACGGCCTCCCCAAGCCCCCTTATACCGCTTGGGTTCTAAAAGAGGGACAAAGACTCCCGCAACGGGTATCTCTAGTTCCACGGCAAGTAACTAAACGAACCACCCTTGTAAATCGGAATCTCCCTCACCGTCCCATCAGGATCCACTATCCTGATAATCGCTATTGTTTCACGTGGAACCGCTTCATTCGGCATAGTTGTGAAATATTGAAATGTGGAAATGAGTATGGTACCTAAATCAACCCTACCCCACCTCGGACAATTGACCGACCAGGGGGGAGGGGGTGGGTAGGCTGTCCACCGTTTCCTGAGAGGGAATTTCTTTTACTGCCTCAATCGTAGCTAACTCATTGAATTGATTGGAGTTAGGCTGCATTACGATCATCTTGATCAGTGTCACATCAGGTATGACATCACCACTATCAGGCGATACCTGTGCTGGCCTACCTTCGAGCCTGGTAGCTATCCAGTCCAGAGCATTGAGATCACCACTAGCTGCAGCATCGAGCACACTAGCGCAGGCTTCCTTGAGCTTTGCAGGGTTCTGGATAACCTCACGCATCATGGCATCGTAGATATGCCTTGGCTTGGCTTTGCCTGCCGTTAAAGCGCCAAGTGTATTACCTACCTCGAAAGCCATGAGTAAACGCTAGATAAGTAATTGATTGGTTACGTATTAATACTACACGATTAAATGTAGTAATTAACAGGGTTTACGCTTGCCTGGCATTGGAGGTTTCTTTGGGGTTTTCTTTGCCATGGTTGCACCTCGTTTGGTTGAGACTTGATTATGAAACCATCTGGTGTCATTAGTCAAACACTGAGCCCCGTATGTCATTACGGTTATTTATCGCGTGTGGTTTATCAGAACGGTCATCTGTTTATCGTGCTGGCGCGACACCAGTCTACTGCGAACGGGGACATTCGCCACTAATCGGTTACTTTGCTTTAGGCTCTGCCACAGGCGCCGATCTTCGCCACGGTATAACTCTAGCATTCTGGTATTCACTTGGGCAACTGACAATTTACGTCACTTATGTCCGCAAATTGCGTCACTTACACTTCTTTGTAACTAACAATCTAATACTCGTTTTGCCTTGCCTCATTCATTTATTGATACTTTGTGCCTTTGTTTGTGTCTTTTATCGTGTTTAGCATAGTTGGCATGAGGAATGCTCTATATACCTTGTAACCAACAAACGAGGATTATTCTTAATGCCTACAATCCAAATTAAAGCGAAAGTAAAGAAAGTATATTTTGTGGATAACTCGCTTGCTTATGAGTGCGTACCAATTCCCGATTTTAGGGCCATCCACTGTGATATGCACGCTTTCTTGTATCTCACAGGGAATTGATTAAAGCCCTTGAAATTTACGACGAGTGCATGGAGGAGTTGTCATTCTATGTTGGACACACTCGCGGCAGAGTAGGAGATCAGGCTTATTCTCGGGCTTTGTATGTCTGTGAATTAGGCATGAAAGCTAAAGCGATTCTTGACAAAGTACACAACGAGATAAATCCATGAGCAAATTAACCCATAGCACCAAGGCCGGGATGGAAATGACCGAAATATATAACGCCGTTTATAACGGGGTTTTGCCCAAAGGGGCGGTACGAGTAATCTCCTTTGAAACAACCACTGGTGGAGCAACTTTTGAAATGCACGACGGCAAACACCAACACTTTTATTACGATCAACTGAAAGATGATGGCAGAGTAAATATCAATTGTGTCCCTGGAACCGATAAATGCTCTCATGGACTAGTTTGGAATGTCCCATGTATTGCGTGCGACATTATCCAAGCTACATGGGCGGTGGGATTGTTTGAAAAGCTATTGGCTGAACGAAAACAAGAACTAACTAATTTATACAAAATCCGCGAATCGTTTAAATGGGAGAAATCATGAACGCACACACAGACTTTACCGCCACCCTCTCTCAAATGAGCGAGGGAACCGCCAGGATAGCCCGTATCGCTTCAGAATCACAAGCGGAATGTGAGCGTATCAGTGAAGAAAATAAACGGCTTAGAAGGGCTTTAAAGGGGTTTGTGAATCTTATTGATGGCGGTATCCAATCGCAAACGCTGAAGTTTCCGGCATGGGTAGGAATCCATCTAAACGAAGCAATCAACGAAGCACGCCAAACACTGAAAGGCTAAACCATGAAAACAACGATACGTTTTACCAAAGTATTCCAAAGCCCACCGCTGAAAGATGTTCGCATGATTACGTCCGAGACTGTAGAAGGGGACGGGGTTGATCGTATGAACCAATTAGCCGCCTATACCGTTGACAATCCATATGTGGGTGCAGATGAGCTTCACACCCTGAAATGGTTTGCTAATGGTATCTCTTTGGAATCACAGCCATGACTATTATTAAGCTGATTGTGTGGATTCTCACTCGCGGCAGGGGATAGGCAACCCCACCACAGGAACCTCCCATGGTTTGGGTTTACCGCGCTACTCTCTCTGCTTATCGGTGCTCCACAATACGCGGGGAGGGTACGCGCCAAGTTCCGTACAGGCTTTCACCGTTTCGTGCCCAATGCCTAGCCATGCTGTCGGGCATCCCTGCGGGTTGCGAGTAAACAGGGGGATAGCTAGGATATCAGCCATGTTTCCTTGGTAGCAGCCCATCTAGGCCCATTGCTAACGCGACCAGTGCGGTCAGGAAACGCAAAAGCCTTAACTGCTTGCGCCTCGCGGTGGGGGATCACCGTTGCCGCCCTTTCGGGTTTAGGCAGAAGCGCAATGAGTTAAGGCTCATTGATGTGCGTCAAGTGATCCCCCACTAGACAGCGTAAGTATTTCAAACCTTGCCGCTATTGTCAAGTAGCGCCTTCACTTGCGCCAATAACGCTAACTCTGTGACTCCGTGGTGTCGTTCCCATGCTTTCCTACCCATGACATGGATTGCCTCGTTCGATAACCGATGATGGCGCGGGCATAATCCGATAGTGTCGTAGTGGCTTGCGCGACGGCCAGCGCCCGTTCCCGTTCTAAGATGGTGAACTTCGCAGGGACTTTCAGGGATTCCGTTAACTCGACAAAGGATGCATCCCAAGTCGCATAGCCGT